CAGCACACCCCCGAAAACTCTCTGATCGAATCGCTTACATCTATCGCGCTAGATGCAGCCAATGCTGGCGGCGAATGGATTAGAGACTGTATTGATCGGGCTATCGATGAACTCGCCGATCTCGAATCGGCGGCACAAAACGCTGAATCCAATAACGTGTCGGCAAATGCGGCGGTGCCGGTATGAGCGCTCCAATCCCTAAATCAAAACGTCCTCTGCCGAAAAGCAAGCGTCTCGGCCTGCGGTCGCATCCAGTTGGAAAGTTGGCATGGGCCAGGCTTCCTTTTGTTGGTAAGGATCACTCCAAGAACCATTCGAACTGGGATGTTCCGATGACGGGCGGCTTCTTTGGTGGGATCGAGGTTGGAAAGGCAATTGCCCGAATGTACTTGAAGTATGTCCGGACTGAGATCGGTAACCCCGTCGCGCTTTCATCGACTCTGCTTTCGTCGATGCTCACTTCGCTGGCAGCAAAGCAGCCGTCGACAAAAGATGAAGAGCACGCCCTGTCAGGCCAACGAGCAGGCTTTCTAGGTGAGCTGTCGTACTGGCTCTCCGCTTCGGTTTTGCGGCTTGGGTCTAGCTTCGATGCAATCTCAGAGCAGTCATTTGTGGATCAGGTAAACATTCACTTGCTCCGGGATGACGCCACGCTCATGGCTCTGATTGAAGCGGGAGGTGCCCAATGAGCAATCCGGCCAAGTCACCCAGACTCGATGATCACGACGAATTCGTCTCTGATTTTTTGGCTTTGGCGAACAATTACGCCGCTAGTAACGGTGTTGATTTTGCTGTCGTGCTTACGTGCGCTATCTACCAGTTAAGCGTTGAAGTTCTGCTCAGTGACGTTGTTAAAAATCACCTACTGGCGGTTGTCGCGTTCGCAGCGAACACCGCTTATGAGCGCGCTGGCCACCCAGTCAAGCAGTCAACTCAAGCGGGGGTCGCGCGATGAACCTGATCACCATCAACTCAACCGAACTACCCATCGTCGAGTATCGCGGTCAGCGCGTTGTCACCCTGGCAATGATCGATGAAGTGCATAAGCGTCCGGAAGGTACTGCGCGGCGAAACTTTAATGAGCATCGAGCTCGATTTGTTGAAGGGGTCCACTGCTTCGAAGTGACCGCGGACGAAATTCGTACGCAGTCGCTGGGGCAAGCATTTGCCGCAAGAACAGCGAAAGGAGTGCTGCTGACCGAGCGCGGTTACATGATGCTGACCAAGCCGTTCAATGATGACCTGGCGTGGGACGTTCAGTCGCGCCTCGTTGACGAGTACTTCTCTCCAGTCAAACCATCCTCGCTTCCGCAAGATCTACCCGGGGCGCTACGCCTTGCCGCCGATCTGGCCGAAGAAAAGGCAGCGCTGGCGCTGGAAAACCAGCAGCAGGCCAAGACTATTGCAAGCCTTGAAAGCCTTTTCATGACGGGAGAAACCCCGACGCAGTTCTGCAAGCGCCTGAATGGCGTGAATTGCTCGCGGGTGAATAGCTCTCTGCTTGCGATGGGCTGGCTTTTCGACGCCGCAACCGATGAGAACAGCAAGGCGCGTTATCGGGTTGCCAGCAGGGTGCGTGATCGCTACCTGACCGAGCGTCCGCGCAAGATCAGCGCCGAAGGTAGCGAATCATTTGTGAAGTATGACCTGGTGCTGCTAATTGACGGCGCCCGCCGTCTGCACCAGTTCTACATGAAGGGCGAGCTCGCCATGAAATCGAAATGGGATGGGCTTTACACCCAGGCCAAGCACAGCGGGAGCGACGGCCAATGATCAAAAAACCAACCAAGCGCCAGTTGATCGAGCGAGTTACTGAGCTCGCCGCCGACTGGTATCAGGCGCAGGCAGCCGCGAGGGAGCTTCGTCAGCTGCTGAATCGGGAGTATCAGCAGTATTTCCGAGTGAATGGCGAGCCGGTACCTAATCAACGCCGAATTGATCCTGAAAACCCTGCGTACGACGGTGTTATCAACTTCACAAATCAGACATACGAAGCCCTGACAAAGGCTAAGCGTGACAAACACGGCGCTAAGCGCCGGCTGGAGACGGCTCTGCGCGCATTCGTGGATCTCACTGGAACGAGTGCCGCGCCTCGTCCACCGCTTGTAGTCAGGCGCGCCACGATCAACGGGGAGACGCTGCAATGAGCGTTCAAGCTATGTCGTGGGCTTTGTCACAGCAGATCGTCACGGAATCGCACGCTCGGCATGTTCTCTTGTGCTTGGCCAACTATGCCGATCAGTCTGGAAGGGCTGCCTTTCCAGCCGTTTCGAGTTTGGCGATCGATACCGGACTGGCCCCTCGAACCGTTCAATACCGCCTCCGCGAACTGGAGGACCTCGGTTTGATAAAACGGGGAAATCAGGCGATTGCGGCCGCCTATATTACTCAGCGAGATCGCGTTCCGGTGTGTTACGACCTCGACCTTTTGCGGGGTGCACAGGATGCACCCCGTACAGAGCGGGGTGCACGCCACGACGCAACGGGGTGCACGCCAGAACCTAACGGGGTGCACGCCACGACGCAACGGGGTGCACAGCATGCACCCAATCCATCCATTAACCACCCATTAACCATCCTTAACCAAAAAGAAGGCGCAGACGCGCCGAAGAAGGACGGGAAAGGTAAGGCCCATAAGTTTGATCCGCTGACTGCCAAGCCTGAAAACGCATCCGAACAGGCATGGGCTGACTTCTGCGAAATGCGGAAAGCGATCCGAAAGCCATTGACGCTTCGAGCTTGCGAATTGATCGCTGGGAAACTTGAAAAGCATTCTGAACCTGATGCGGTTCTCGACAAGTCGACGGTCAGTTGCTGGTCGGATATTTACCCGGATTCGGTGTTGCCAGGTGCTGGCGCCAAAACCCAACAACCATCGGCCTACAACAACCTGCCCAAACACACCGCCGCGATGTATCAGGAGGCACCCGATGGCCAGCCAAACTTCTAACTTCAGCCGTGAGCCTCGGGTGATGTCCGTCGAGTACGTGACAGACGAATGTTCGCAGCATGGAGCATTCCCACGCCGCGATGTGGAGCAGTTCGATGGCAGCGATCTAAGGAGGCTTTGCTCGCGATGCCGCTGGGAAGCTCTGAACCGCGAACCAACGGACAGCGACTTATACAAAGCCGCCATTGACTCGAAGCAAGCCGAACTGATCAACACCCTGCTGATCGGCTCAGGCGTGACCCCTCGCTTCCGGGAATGCACTTTGGCGGGCTTCAACACGGACGGCGATCAAGCCAAGGTCCGGGCGTTGGCCACCTGCCTGACCTACGTTGAACGTTTCGAGGATAACTACCGTGATGGTCGGTCGATGATCCTGTCCGGCAATCTCGGTACCGGAAAAACTCACCTCGGCTCGGCAATCGTCCAGTCGGTGATCCGGCAGTATCGCGCCAAGGCTGTGATCGTCAGCATTGCCGAGATTGTCCGGGTGGCAAAGGGCACGATGACGAAGGGCGCGACTTACGACGAGCGTGACGTGATCTCAGAACTGGCTGGCGTTGACCTGCTGATCGTCGACGAGGTCGGAGCGCAAAAGGGTTCCGAGTACGAACTGGGGATTTTGCATGAGGTGATCGACCGTCGATATCAGATGGTGGTGCCCACGGTAATCATCAGCAACTTGCTGGTGGACGATTTGAAAAAATACATCGGCGAGCGCGCACTGGATCGTCTTCGTCAGGATGGCGGCAAGGCTGTCGGCTTCACCTGGGAATCTGCAAGGGGACGCTCATGAACGATCAGATCGAATGGAGCTATCCCGAGGCAGAGCAGGGCGTTCTCGGAGCGATCATGCTTGCATCATTGGCCGGAGACGCCGGTCTGGTAGCCGATATTGTGGGTCAGATGTCCAGCGGCGACTTCTATCGCGATGATGATGCCGCGTTGTTCGATGCGATAGGCGACTGTCTTTCGCGAGGTATGCCGGTCGATCCGGTCACCGTCGGATCAATGCAGCGCGTATTGCCCAGCGGCCAAAGCACACTTGCTTATGCGGCGACGCTAAGCCGGGACGTTCCTTCGGCGGCCAACGTCATGGCATACGTTCTGCAGGTCAAGGAGTGGGCATTAGCTCGGCGAGTAGTCGGAATCGGGCGTCTGCTTGAGGCTTCGATTATTGAACGTGTGCCGCTATCGGAGGCGATGAGCGTTGCCCAGCAGAGCATCACTGATCTGCGTGATCTGCATAGCACAGGCAAAGCCGGATACAAGCGGATGAGCGACGTCTTGCCGGTGGTGTTGGACCATATGGATGACGTGCTCAACGACAAGGCGCCTCCGAAGTTATCCACCGGCTTGGTCGACCTCGACAAGCTGATCGGCTTCTTGCGCCCAAAGTCGATGGTGGTTATTGGCGGTCGGCCAGGTAGCGGTAAAACAATGCTTGGCTTGCAGATTGTTAACCACGTCGCCGTTCGCGGCCGTGGGGTTGGCCTGATCATCAGCTTGGAAATGGGGGAGGAAGAACTCACCATTCGCACCATTGCCTCTCTGGGGGGAATTGATCTCCGTCGAATGGAAGACGTGAAGGTCATGGAGCAGGAAGAGTGGAACCGGTTAGGGATCGCAGCCAGCAAGATCAAAGAGGCCGAGCTTTACCTCAACGACACGCCCGGGCTGACGATGTCTGCCATCCGCGCCGAAGCCCGAAAGCTTCAGCGGGAGCACGGGCTCGACATCCTCATGGTTGATTATTTGGGGTTGGTGGGCACCGACGGCAATGCCCAAAATCGCACCGATGCCGTAGCTAAGGTATCGATCGCCATGAAAAATCTGTCCAAGGAACTCGGTATACCTGTGCTGGTGTTGGCGCAACTTAACCGGAACCCCGCAAGTCGGCCGGGTAAGAAGCCCCAGGCCAGCGACCTCAGGGACAGCGGTCAAATCGAGCAGGACGCAGACGCTGTGATCCTTGTGCACCACGATCCCGATTCAGAGGCTGGCCAGCAAGGCGTCACCGAGCTGATCCTCGACAAAGGCCGCCAAGCCCCGGCCGGGTCGTGTCTGGTCCAGCGTCAAGGGCAGTTCGCCCGTTTCGTCAATTTCGCAGGCCGTGAACCGACTCAGGAGGAGGTCGAGCAGGCTCGCCCCTTCGCCGGCCGCGCCAAGGGGAGAAACAAACATGAAACTTTCTGATCTGTGGCCGCGAGCCGCTGGTGATTTGATTACTGAGCACGGTGCGAGCAGCGCTCCTGATTCAGCCCCGGCCGCCCGGGTAAAACTGGGGCGCCCAGCACCAAAGCCAATCCAGTTCCCGACGACTCTCGCGGAGTGCCAGGTTCTGGAAGAGAAGCTGGGTCGCGATGCGATAAGCCTTGAGGCGAACATTCGCCTGACTGAGAACGGAAGGCACGACGAGACGTGGGGCTATCGGGCCCGCGCTGCACTCAAGCATATGAATCGTGACCGGCAAGCGCTCATGGTCCACATGAAAACCGTAAGGCTTGAGGAGCGGAGCCTCGACCCAATCTGGAACAGCTACGAAAAGCTATTGGTGCGAATCCTAACCGAGCGCGTTTCTCCCGAGTTGATGGATGAATGCAAGCAGATGGCTCAGCAGCAGGTAGACCACATGAGAGCTAAAGCGTCTCTGGCAGGGGTTAACTTATGAGCAAGGTATCTGCGGCGCTGCCGAGTAAAACCGTCCATGTCCACGTGACAGATGCGGAAATCCGAAAGCTCGGTCTCACCGAGATTTCACAGCTACGTGACCCGCGCTTTCCGTCGTTGTACTTCCGGTATTCCACGGTGGACCGCGCTAAAGGGTCGTGGCACGTCGTGGTCAGCGACAAATGGGGCAAGGCAGGCAACTATCCCGATATCAACGCCAAGTTGATGCAGGCGACGCTCCCGTCCATCCTCGCGCGCCGGGCCGTCGATCCTATTGCAACGTCAACAATAACCAGCTGGCGCACCGTGGGCGATCTGCTGACCTGGTACACCGACCGTATGACCCGAGACCGCGGCTTGTCAGCCAAGCGCAAGGCAAGTGCACAGTCCGCCCTGCGTTGCCACCTGGTGCCAAAGCTTCAGACATTGGAGTTGGCCAGCCTCGACCGCCGCACTCTGGATAGCCTTTTGATGTGGCCCATGCAGGAGCGGTTCGCCCTGTCGTTCGTGCGCTCGGTGTACGGCGTACTGGCCGTGGCGTTCAGACAGGCTATGCGTTTGGCGCTGTTAGGCGTCAACCCAATGGCTGAACTCAAGTTCACCGATTTCGTCCGGACGCGTATCAGGCCAAAGGCGGCGCGCCTGCGTGGTGATGACGTGCCTGCGCTCCTGCAGACGTTCGCAGATCAGTTCGCCTCGGCGCCGGTGGCCACCATGCTGCCCATGATGATGCTCTGCCATGGCACACGGCTGGGCGAAACCCGATTGGCCCGCTGGAAAAACATCAACCTGGTCACTCGGCAGTGGTTCATCCCCGCAGCGGATACGAAGACCAAAGCAGAACACGCGCTGCCGCTGACAGGGCAGGCATGTTCGCTCCTACGGCGATACCGTGACCTGCAGGCCTCAAATGGCTACACCGGTCCGTTTCTGTTCCCCGGCAGCAATGGTTCAGCGCTCAGTCCAAGTAAGGCGTGCACGGTGTTCGCCAGCGTGAGCAAGGGTGAGTGGTCGAGTCACGACCTGCGCAAGGTGGCGCGCACGGCATGGGCGGATTTAGGCGTCGATTACATGGTCGGCGAGATGCTGCTCAACCACGCCATGAAGGACCTCGACGCGACCTACATCCACACCACCGCCGAGGGCATGAAGCGCAAGGCGTTGGAGGCATGGCACCAGCACCTCGACGGCCATGGATTCGCAGCGCTTCACGGTGGGACATATGCAGGACAGCCAGCGGTATGCACACGCGTGCAGCCCTTTGAATCCGAGGCTTCCGGCGCCAATCAACATCCATCCCAAGGGAGGAGCCAAATCGACAGCGCCACCTCCGCAACCCTGGCAGGAGACTGCAATGAGTAAAGTTTCTTCGGCGCTGCCGCGTAAAAGCCTGCATGAGCATGAACGCAAGTTTCTGAAAGTGTCCGGCACTTACCTGGCGCAAGAAAAAATCGGCGGATCTTCTGCGCTGGCCGATCTGCTCGACATGGTCGCCAGTTGGCATTCGCTTCGGAC